TCATGATGATCAATTTACTTCTCCAAGCGGGATGAAAGTTCGAGTGTCCCCATGCTCAAAAAAAGCTGAGATGTTTATGCAGGATGTTAGAGTGGTAATGGATTACCTGCAGCATGACATACCATTTGAGACATATTGGGATGTAAAGGATAAGAGTGAATTGTTTTTTTCCAAGACTAAACAGTACAAAGATGAAAATTATACGAAGTGGAAAAACAAGTTACGTTTGTTTGTCATTCCTAGTGGGCCGTTTATCATACTCGAGAAACTTTTATGCTCCTTTCGTCACAGAATAGAGAGAGGAGGATGCATTTTTGTGGGGTTTACGTGGAGTGCCGGTGGTGGCGCTCGATTTGCCGATGGTGTTGGGATTACCCCAGAGAACTGCTGGAAGCCCATAATGGTTGAAGGTGATTTTGCTAAGTATGACTTATCAGTTTTAGCAGCATTTATGGATGTGTACGTTAGTAGTATGCTAGTGTACGAGAAACCAGGAACGTACATTTACAATTTGAAAAAAAGATGTTTAAAACTACTACTTAATAAGCTCATAGCTCGAATAACTCATCTTTTTGCTCAGATGTGGGGAATAGTAGTGGGTGAGGTACCGAGTGGGTGCTTCGACACTTCCCATATGGATTCATGGATCATGGCATTGTACTTTTGCCTTTTTGCAGTGTTTCAGGCCTCGAAGGCACCACCGCACATAGCAGAAAAAATAGAGCGACACTTGTTAAGGAAAATACTAGCGGTGTACGGTGATGATCATGTCTGGAATAAGTCTGATGATAAGGATGTGAGTTCATGGTTAAGTGGGCATGAGTTTGCTTATTTTATGAAAATGCATTTTGCTTGCGAGGTTAGGGACTTATATGATGGCATACCGTTTTGTACCAAGCAACATAATGGGATAATAGTTGACAAAGGAGTGACATTTTTGCAATACCAGATGGTGTTAAATCCTTATATCCACTTACCAAATCAACCTTGGTGTTTACCATTTCGTGAGACATGGGCATTTGTCATTCGAGCAGTTTACGGAAGAAGTCCTCGGGAGAGAGACGCACATGATGTAGCACTTAGCTGTATAGGGCATGCTTATGGAACCTATGCTTCGAATAGTGATGCTTATTTACGTCTTTGGTGCATATTTGATCGATGCTGTAAGTATCTGCAGGTTAATAGTCGTGATATTTTACAGACACTCAAGGAAAGGGTTACTCATCAAGACTTAGCAGACCTTCGTAGAAAAGGGATCACACAGGAAGACTTAGAGCAAGGGTTTCCCAGCATGGCAACATTGATAAAGAAGAATGAGATAGACCCTACACGAGCAGGCCGTTACAATCCACAGGACGCTCCATATGGTCCGGAAGAGTACTACTGGTAATGAAGGAGAAGTGGGAAAAATAAAAATAAAAATAAAATAAAAAGTAAAAAAATGTTGAAATACTTCAGGTAATGTCAAAGCTTTGCTTTGGAAAATGAAG